CTGATAACCAGGGCGTTGGGGGGCATCCCACACTGTTCACGGAAGGCCAGCTTGCCAGTCGTCACGTCGTCGATCGGCGTCGCGTTCGCGGCGTCATCCCATTCGTTCGTCACTGCGTGGGCGGTAAAGTTCACGGCATTGAAGATCTTGTTCGCGATCCGTCTTTCCTGGTTGCGGACGATGATCCCCATGGCCCTTCTGGTGGCGATGAAATCTCCCTGGCCCGGAGCACGGCGCTCAAAGAGCTTGCGCTCCCTGTCGTCTATCGGCTCTTCCCAGCCGTTCTCACGCGTCGCATACTTCCCTTCCTCATAAGCCCAGTCGCCCCTGTTGTAGGTGCCGCGCGGCGCCCGTGAGGTGTCCTCGACGGAGAGGAGCGCTTTCGCGGGGATGACCGGGAAGACACCGCCCTGCTCGTCGCAGGGAAAGGGCGGCATGATCTGGAGCCCGATGTTGGACATCGCCTCGCCTTCGAGGTACTCCACGGCCACGACGCCCAGGTCCGGTCTGTAAATGCTCGGTGTGTTCGATGATCTCATATCTTGTTACCTCCTTTTCGTTGTACCGTCAGGCATCATCGTTAGGCCGTCAGGCACTTTCTGGTGACTTCGAGCCAGGGCGTCAGCAGGACGAAGTCGTCGGCCGGGAGCTGACCATCCTTGGGATGGAGCACGCATGTCAGCACGCAAGGTGCCGCAGGGGCATTGGCCGCGGTGATCGTGAGAGTCTTCTCCTGGTAGGCCGCGTCGGCGGTTGTAAGAAACTCCCCGGAATCTCCACCGCAATCGGTATCGGCAGCCGGATCCGCGCCGACCTCGGAGAAATACGCTTCGGCGGTTATGACGGGAGAGTCGGCCTCGTCGGCGCCGGCCTTAACGATCGCTCCCATAAGGTGCAGGACCACGTCTGCCCCGTCATTGAAATCCTGGGGCATGACGAACTGCATGATAATGTCGTCGGGAGTAGCCTGGTTGTTCCAACGAATCGCGAGATCCTTGTTGGAAAGTTGCGCCCATCCGACACCGGTCTCGCCATCGGCGAACTTCCCGAGTGCGGTCCCGTCCTCGAGACAGATTATACTCGGGGCTATCGTGTGCTGTGCTGTCTTGATACCCTGCATGATCTCGGCAAGGGCAGCCTCTACGGTTGTACCTGTGATCAGGCTTCCGGAATCAGCAACGGAGACGGTGGCCGCTGTGGTGGATTTTACGTTCCAGGGGGCCATTTCGATATGCTGGTTGTCCGCGCCTGTCTCGAGGGCAATCCCCTGGGCGGTACCCGACGCCGCGTCTGAGACCATGCCGTCGTTCGCTCCATAGAGGACCGTACCCCTGGCGATCTCGGAATCGACGATACATTCAACCTCGAACGTTCCCGGATAGGTATTCAGCCGGCAGGCAATCGGATCTCCGGACTCTACTGCATATTCGGTGACGCCGATGTAATCCTCGCCCGCATCAGCGTAAGCCACCTCCGGGGGGGTCGTCACGGTCCCCGCTTTTATCTTGATCCGCCGACGGGCAGCCAGGTCTTCACCGGCCAGAAATGTTTTAATACCTTCGTTGTACATATCCATTACCTCCCTTTGATTGGCTTTTTATGTACGTTTACCTGTCCTGATTGGCCTTCTTGATGTACTCCCTTTGTTTCTGGGGGTACTTCGCCGTGATCTCCTTCATGGCCTCGGTCATCGTGCACTTCTGTTGAGCCTGATATTCCTTGACCAGGGTCATGTAGTCTTTCCCTTCCGCCGCCTGGGCGTCGGCGTCGGAGCCAACAGGGGGAGCACCGCTGCCCTTCAGCGCCTGAAGTATCTCGTCACGCTTCCGGTCCTCAGCGGAAACAGCCCGACCCTCCGGCTCGGATCCGCGGATCGCTTTGAGCTGTTCCACTGTAACGCCCGTGTTGACGATTCCGGAGAACTTGTCCCCTTCTTCGGTGCCGAAGTGGACAGCGGCAAGGCCGAGAATCCGCTCCTTCTCCGACTGGGCGGCGTCTGCGGAGGCCTCCTTCCTGGCGCCTTCAAGGTCGACGCTCCTTGCTCCCTGCTCGCGTACCGCTGCCGTGAGGTCCGGGTAAGCGGCGGCGAGCTGCTCGGTGGTTGTGATGATTAAATCTGCCATGCCTTTCTCCTTCCCGGAGGCTGTGATTCCTCCAGATTTTTTGATTCTGGCCCCTTCTGAGAGTGCCAGGTTGATAACGCTGTCAAGCGTCGCAATACCGTCTATGAGCCCGGCGTCGACGGCTTGTCGGCCAATGAAGAAGTCCTTCACTTCGGTGGACATTGCCGTCAGAACCGTGTCTGCCGATACGCCGCGAAAACGGGCTATTTCGTTCACAAAGAGGGAGAAGTAGTAGTCCACCTTCTCCATCATGTTCATACGGCCCTCCTCGGTGAGGGGACCGTCGGTAACAATCCTCTTGTACTTGCCCCGGTAGATCTCCGTCGTTACCACCCCGGACTTCGCGTCGCGCTCGGAAGTGTCCTTGTGTGTGGCCACGACACCGATGGATCCCACGACTGTCGCAATATCGGAGGCGTAGACCGCCGAAGCGGCCGCCCCGATCAGATATGCAGCCGATGCCATCGTGCCGTATGCCAGTGACACCACCGGCTTCGTATCCCGGGCGCTGTAGATGAGATCGGCCAGCTCGAAGACCCCGTCCACGGAACCGCCAGGGGAATCGACAACAAGAACAATGGCCCTGACAATCGGATCCGCGATGGCGCCCTTAATGTCGGATGTAAGCTTTTCGATCGATATGCCGCCGGAGATCTCCATGAAAAGGTTCATGCGTTTGGCGATGACGCCGGCAACGGAGATAACGGCAACGCCATCGATGATCTCATAGTCTTTCTGTTCGTTTTTGAGAGACCTGCCGAGCTGGGCTTCAATCGCAGCGATGTCGGGCGTGCGGCCTGCTCTGTGATCCTCGTAGATACGGTGTATCTCGGAAAGCATCTCCGGAGTAATTGCCCAGGGAGCGCCATTTATGAGCTGGAAAACGAGATCAGACATCATATCCTCCAGGTTTACATTCCTTCATCGCCCGCACCCTCCATATCATCGACCGTCCCTTCATCGGGTTTGTTTTCGTTCTTGGCCCACTTGTCGGCTGTTTCGGGGCTGACCTTCTCCTCATCGAGACCTCTATCGAGCAGCATTTGTTGTTCTTCCTCGAGCTGGTCGAAGGTGCTCCGGAGCTCCCCGCCCCGCTCCGCTATGGCCTCAGCCCTGGTCTTAATGTTGTTCTGAATGGCCAGCACGTCGGCCTGGACAGCCTTGATTGGCTCAATGTCTCCCTTGGGGGACCCGCGCCAGTCACAGTGAGTGACAGCATCCATGTGCAGGTAGAAGTTGTTTACCTCGAGTTCGCCGCGCAGGAATCCTTCCTCCATCAACATAGTGTAAATAGGCTGGCAGGTATCCTCGCCAAGCCAGGTACGATGGATCATGAAGACACGCCAGGCATCGAGCATGGCGGACCGAAAACCGGCAAAGTTCACGTCCTCGACATCCTTGAATGCCACAGGATAAGGGATGTTGATCCCCATCGCGATCGCCTTCTTGATTATTTTTGCGAAGGGATCAAAGGTAGTCCCCGGCCGATCCGGAGAGAGCAGGTGCGGTTTCTCGCCGGTGTTGCCGTACATAATGAGCCCGCCCTCCATCTCCTGGTAACGGGTTTCCCGCTCAGAGCCATTCTGATCGAGACCGCTGTTGGCGAAAGTCGAAAGGTTCCGCGCTATATTGAAGGGATCACTGCCCGGGGCGAGTTCGATAAAGATCGATATTGCAGAGGCAATGATGTTGGAGACAAGTTCAGTGTCCAGGAGATCGGTAAAGTCCCTGAAGAATTTCATGGAAGGCGCCAGAAGCGGAACACCGCGGACCTGCTCGGGTTCCCTGGCAACGAAACGGTGGATGACATTGAGCCGGTGCCCAACCGACGCGGGGATCCTCCGGAAGTTCTCCGAAGTGTCGGGGAGTGACGAGGAGCTCGAAGCCTGGGAACTGAGTTTAATCCAGTAGGCTACGGGTTCTCCGTAGTCGCCAATTTCTACACCGTCCCTGATACGCGGATCGTTGATCTTGTCGACGGGTGTTTTGAGGCGCTGGGGGTTGATGAGGTGGCAGGCCAGGTTGTATGGACGCGCCGGATCATCGATCATATAGAGTAGAATGAGGTACTCGCCGTACTCGACGAAATTACGGATACATAAGTACTGGATGCCGCCGAAACTCAGTCGCCTGGTGGCATCAGCCCAGCGGTACCAGCGGTGGTACACGGTTCGCTGCTGCCCCTGCAACTTGCGGACCTGGTTCTTGTCGAGCTCAAGCGTGTTGGCATCGCAGGACGGTATGGGCTGCAGGCCGGATCCAGCAACGGTGGCCGCGAACATGTCCACCACGCCAGCGGCATGGGGGTCATTGTTGGTAAGATCGATCGACCTCGCCACGATCGCCTCGCGGTCACGCGCTTCCTGTTGTGTTGAATAAAGGCGCTGCGGGATCCAATTCTTGAGGGATCCCTTTCGCTGGGCTGCCTGTCGCCGAAATGAATAGTATGAATCAGGGGAGAGAGCCTTGCCGTTCGGTCCATAGAGGAGAACAGATTTGTTTTGGAGGGATCCGGTAGAAGCCGCGATCTGGGTCGCCAGGGCGTCTCTGACGGTGCTGAAGATATCAAGCTTCTGGGCGGCAGCCTCGCGCGACATTAGCCCCTCCCTTTCAGGCCGCGGTTGAAGACCGGTCCGCCCTGGCCGTTCTCAGCCCGATGCCGGGCCAGAAGCTTCTCTTCGCGTCTCTCCAGGTCCGCCAGGTTTGCCCGGGTAATCTGTTTCCCGTCAATGGAAACGGACTGCCCGCTCATCACCTTAGAAATGGCCGCCTGAACCTCTTCTAATTGTTCTATGGTTGTCTTGATTGCCATGGGGGTAGTCTAACCCCCGTTTTCGGATGAAATCGCAGAATGATCAACTTTGAACACCTACGATATATACTTTGGTATAACTTTGAACTTGACAGGTTTTTTGGAAGGAATCCTGAGGGACGAAAAAGCCCCTCCGAAGAGGGGCTTTTGGTTTTGCTTATCCCGGAGGTGGATATGGATCTTTACCGGGAGAGACTGTGTCTTTATCTCGGATAAAACCATCCCTTCCTTTTATGGTAAGTTCTCCTCCTCCCTGATTTTTCAACATATCGCGTGCCGCATCAATAGCCTCTTTTTGTGTCTTGTGGGTGCTGGATGCCTTGCTGGCATCTTCACGTTTATTCGCCCAAGAACCATCATCCCGTTTGTATACCATTCTGTCTTGCGATTTGCCCATCTTGGCTCTCCTTCTTGAAAATGAATGTTAGTGCGATGCAAGCTTCCCGTTCCCTTTTTATACGGGAGGGGTTTCCCCCTCCCTTTTTTGCCTTATACCCAGATCCGCCATGCACGGAATCCGTAGTCACGAGCATAATACCTCACTCCCTTGATCGTGACCCAAGCCCTGAATATAGGCCTACGGGAACGTTGTTTCACGCAATAACCCCCTTCCCGGGAATCAGATTTTTCTTGACATAGATGGAGTTAAGATTGTAGCTTTGGATTATAAATTGTCCATCAGTCAACCCCATGGTTCCCGCACTGCAACATGGGCTTTAACCCTGAATGTTCTGAGCATTCAGGGTTATTTATTTATACCTTATCGCAGCCCCAATTATCCAAAAAAAAGTTGCATGGCCACAACAAAATATCCTCCTTCTAATTCGCGAGCCTCAGATGTCGCTTTTTGTCATCATACAAAACCCCGAATTGGTTTTCATAAATGCCCAACATTTCGCATATGTCTGTTACAGAGTAGTCCAGTTTCTTGAGATACAACTCAATAATGTCTTGGAGCATAGTTGGTTGTTCCAATGGAATATCTATCGGCTCCTTGGTTCTATACCCCGCCTTTGACATCTGTGCATACAGGTAATATGCTGTCCTTTCAGCTATCCCTCCTATGTCCCTTGCTTTCAATATGAGCGATTGCATGGATACCTTCCAGTAAATCTTCAGTTCCGCGAGCTTGTCAAGTGTAACTGCTTTTAATGCTGGAGCTATATCTCTTGTGGGCATTAAAAATTCTGCCGCAAATTGATGGGCCTCTTTCTCCATTTCGGGTTTTGGAATTCGGTGCATCACGATATGCCCCAATTCATGCGCGAGGGAAAAGCGCCATCTATCACCAGAAATATTCTTGTTGATAAAGAACATCGGCGGCAAAGGAGGCACCCACTGACTTAGCCCATCCATTTTCCTCGTGCCAAAGTCATAGGGGATAACTATGCCACCCGCATCTTCCACTATCCGCGTCATATCTTTAACAGGACCAGAAGGCAGCATCCATAAAGCCCTGACCGCCGCTGCCACTTTCGCAGGGCCATCACTTTCGTCGGGATCATAAGAAGGAATAGTGCATTCGTTGGCATCCACTGATTGTAAGAGCTTATCAATATGCATCCGGTATATGTTGACTTCTGCTTCTATTCTATCCAGCATCTTGACGGGAATGCTCTGCCTCATGCGATGATAAATGATAGCCGCCGAGATTCCAAAAACCTGATCTGTTTTAAAGAAAAAGTCTTTTTGATACCCTGTAACATCTGGTAATCGCTCTAGCATTTCCTCGGGCACATTAAGCAACCCAGCTTCAATTTTAGAAATATGGGCTTGTTTCATAAGCAATTTGTTGGCAAGTTCTCCTTGGGTCATCCCTTTGGACTTTCTTACTATCGCCAATAACTCGGGATTAAATGTCTTTCCTTCCACCTTTTTCATTTATTATACCCTCCTTAACGCTGGGTAGCTTCTTTCTCTCAGCGCCGCCGTCTTCATTTTCTGTCCTGAGAGGAACAGCGGATTTAAGGGTGCTATCGAGGGGAATAAACCAATGATATTTCGTTCCATTTGGACATACAATAGCAATAGCCTCTATGTCAGTATGAAACTTGTCGGGCTGATATCCGGCAACAAGATTAATTGCAGGGGGGATTCCGGGAAGTGTTTCTTGGCACGCATAAGCTACGGTCTGGCTCGTCAATATATTATTGGACTGCAACCTTCTGTTCAATTTCTTGAATCTAACCTGAACTTTTTCAAAATTGATCAAAAACAAACCCTTCCAGTTCAGTACGTGCACGCCTGGGATACCGTCAAATTTTCTTTCTGCTTCTCGGATAATGAAGGTATGAATAATCATTGCCCTAGCACGGGGTATCATGTCATTCAGAACATCACCGGGCAAGTTATAATATCGATAGAACCCGGTTTCAATACAGTCTCTGAGGGTGTCGAGGTGACCACCCAAATATTGCCGTACGCCGTCTTCATCCTTTGACACGATCCCTCCTTATGCATCAATTTGTTCCCCTAAAATGGGCACCTTGATACATTATGAAGGATCGTGTTGTAATTGTCAATGGAAATTATTCCTAAGATTATTCCAGTTGTTCAAACGCACTGGCGAATATAACATCTTCTAGGACTGATGGAATGCCTTCATGGCCTCATTTTCTTCCCTTTCATCCGGGATTTCCCTTGCCGGAGATAAGGTGATGATCTTGAAAAACTCATCGAGGTTGTCCGCATGGGCATACCACACTTTATCTATCACCGTGGCCGGCAAACGGATCCTCTTTCCGTCCGACAGCGCGACCCCCTCCCTGACAAATTTGTAGAAGGTATTCCTTGAGATAGTCAGGTAGCAGGAGATTGCCTTTGCTCCGATCAACAACTTCTTGCTCGCGTTATCGTTCATCTTCCGAACCTGTTTGCCAGCCTCTCGCGGATCCGGCTCATGTCCGGACGGCGGGGATGATCGCTCTGCTGTCTCGTTTGTGGAGGCGTGTCGTTGAGCACCACTCTACTTTCGGCAAGCGTCCGCCTCTTTTCCCGTTCTTGTTTGATGAACGTGGACATTAATTTCAGGGACGGCTGCCAGGATCTGTCGGCGCAGGCGTGTGCATAAACGGTTGCATCTAGATAATGGTTTGCCGCCCGTACCTTGACCCATTCTATTTTGCCGCTACGATGGCGCCTGGCTTCTTCTGCGAGCAGTTCGCGCACGTAGGGGTCATCTCTATCGAGGGTATCGGCATCGAAATAAAAACGCTGATTCTCGCCCTCCTTCCTAGAGAGTCTCCAATGAATCAACGCCTTGAACTCGGCTGTATCAAGAATGTGCACCTCGAGCCCCCCTGGGATCGCCTTGTTTGAATGAGGAAACTTGTCGATGATCGTCACCTTTGCCCTGATATCCTGTCGGTGAGAGGCGCCTTTCACGCCATACACAACACCTGGAGGCACGCCGTTCAACCACTGGTAGATCTCTTCGGTCATCGTGGAATCATCTTCGCTAAGTCTGCCGCCGCCCGTATCGATCGCGGCGCGCCAGATCGCCATGGTCTCAGTTGAATTCTGAACCTGGAACCTGGTATTGAATATGAGATTCTCAACGGCAGCAAGGGTTCCCACGTGACCATGCAGGATCTTATGATTGGTGAGGTCCTCCATCCAAGCGACCACGGCAAAGACGAAACCCCACTTGTGCGAATCAACGCCGCATGTCAGCGCAATCGCGCCGGCGGGAACAATCCCGGAGGGGAGCGTAGTCCTGTTCTTCAGGATCTCCGATTCCTTCTTCTTCTCAACGGCGTCCTTGAATTCCTCGGCCCTATGCTGGGTTACGAAGATCATTCTCTTCCTGGGATCCTCATCACCACGGATCGCCGCAGCCGCCACGTCAGAGAGCGACATGAACTGCGAGTACCAGGACGGAAGGTGGAACGCGACTGCCGTGGGACGAATAATGGGCTCGCTACGCTGCCAATCTCCATCGGTGGTGAAAGCTCCCGTTACCCAGGAACCTTTCAGCACTGCCTGGTTCCGCATGTAATCGTCCCAGAAGATGCCGCAACGATCGCAGGAATACCGCCCGAGCTTCTTCCTGACAATCACACGGGGATCCCGCTCGCCCTCAAGCGCGACGATATGTTCCGCGTCCATGATCTGCCTGTGTCCGCATATCGGGCAGGGAACCTCGAACCTCCGGACCTCGTCGGCTTCATGCTTGATAAGTTCGGTGATGAGACAGGGAGCAGCCCCTGGGGATGAAAGGCCCAGGACCTTCTTCGTATGCGGATAGGTGTTCGTACGAACCTTCCCCAGATACCAGGGATGTGCCTCCTTCTTCTCGCCAGCTCCGGAGTATCCAGGCCACTTGGAGATCTCGTCACCGATGAAGTATCTCACATCCTCCGAGGAGATCTCCGCCACGGAGGTGGCCCAGGCCATCATCAGGTCCATGCCATTCACAAACCGGATGGAGAGCGTTGTGGTGTTGTCCGACCTGGGGGACAGGAGCGAGGCGAGTCGAGGTGTGGAGCGGATCATGGGGAGGATCCGCCGGCGGGCAATCCTCTTTGTCACCTTCTCGTCAGGCATGACGTACATGGCGGATCCCGGATCCTGGTCGATGGAATATCCCAGGCAATTAAAGGCGATCTGGGTTTTCACGACTTGAGGGGCAAAGCACAGGTAAACTTCCCGGATGTGTGGGGTCGACCAGCAATCCATGGGCTCGACCGCGAAAGGCGTCACGCTGTTTCGCCAGCGCCCGGGCATGGCGCCGCCCACGACGATGCGGTACCGTTCGGCCCACTGAGACACGGTCAGGGGCCTGCCGGTCCGTGGATCCCGCTCGCGGGCCTTGAAGGCGCGCCTCTCGCCGTCGGTGAAGCGGATAGAAGAGGGAAGGACTGCAATATCAGGCAAAAGGGTTCGGTGGGAACTGGGCGTGACGGTGTTCAGCACTAGTCGTTATCCTCATCAAATTCCTCTTCTTCAACCTCATCCTTATCGGCCTTCTCAAAGATCCGCTCGTAAGCGGCAGTATCGACCTTGAACTCCTCTCTCTGAAGATACCGGGCGAGCCACTCCTCGAGGGCATCGAGACAGTAGGCGACAAGATCCGGAATCTTGGTCTCGTCACCAGACACGATGTTGGTTATGGCTGCAGCCTGGCCGCGGAAGAAATTTTCGCCGTCAGCGCGGAAGATGGCGGCCCGCGCGGCGAGTTCGCTCTCCAGCATGTCTCTGGGGACGAGCTTCCCCTCCATGGCCCCCGCTTTGAGCTCCCAGTGTCGGGCCCGGGCGTTCCTCTCGCGCAGCGCCGCCGCGGCTTCTTCCTTCTGATGCGCGTCAAATACCTGTTTTCCTGAGGGCCTCCCGTCGGCCAGCTTGAGGTGTGTCTGGGCATATCTCTCCACATCGGCCAGCAGGTAGTGGCCGTCCTTGGTGGGCTTGATCTTGCCGGCCGCCTGGTGGTTGTAGACCGACGATTTCTTGATCTTATATCCCTGCTTCTCCAGATACTGCACCACGGCGTGGAGGTTCTTGAAGGCCTCCGGCTCATTTGCATTGTCGCCTTTGAGTTTCTTGTGCAGGGTTTGGTATTTCCGGTAGTCGGCGTCGGAGAGAACCTCGCCCTTGCTCACCTTCATCACCAGGGTGTTGTACATCTTCAGGTCAACGAGCTCGCCAACTGCGAGGTTTTGCTGGATCATGTCGGTTGTCTCGTTAATGTCTTTCATACCCTGGTCAGCTTTCCCTTTCGAATCTGTTTCGCCAGATCCTCACTGTTTCCTCGTCATAACCCAATATGCCCGCGATCACCCGGGCCGGCTGCTTGAGACCCAGGAGGAACATCAGCAACATGACCTCGCCGTACGTCATGTGTGTCCCGGAGAATAATGTGCCGGTCCGCTCGGTAAACCAGCGTCCACATTCCTTGCAGGTGACCCGTTTCCCCAGAAAGAATATATCTTGCTGCTTCTCGGTGAGAACGCGGCTGCAGGACGGGCAGGCGGGAGTGGCAGGGTACAGCTTCATCAAGAACCACCGACGGCATTTCCCCTCGTCCAAAAGGTTTGCATCAAATTCCTTCACGGCGTCTTCGAGGTGGAGTCGCACATTCACTGCAATCCTCTCGGGCTCTTCCATTTTTCCATCATGGAATTTCTTCAAAAGTAGCGAATCCTCGCGTTCTTGGCAGTCGTGATCATGCATCCGCCGGGAAGGACCCGTGCTCATGACTTCCTCCCGAGGTAGTAATCCAGGTTATGGTGGAATTCTTTCGGGAAGATCTCGTTGATATGCTTTTCAGTGCTCTCCATTATGCGCTTTGAGCCGAAGAGACCGCCGACACCAGGGCCGAAGAGTTGCAGAATAGGCAACCTTTCTTCGGACTGCCTGACCCAGACTCCCAGATGACCCGACTTCATGCGGGCAATAAAAGGTTTGTTGTCATACTTGCCCGATACAACTTTCCTTCCTGAAGACACCTTAACCCTTACTGTCACATCCCCGCCATAACGCTGCCAACCACTTCGCGTTGCCCTCTTCGTGTACTGGAATCCGCCCTTGGCCGTCCTCACTCCCGTCTGCTTTGCATCGAAGCCGGCGAGGGCAAGACCGAGGCCGGTACCGGTGATCACCGCCTCGATGGAATAGCCCTTGGGTCTTGTCGACATCCTGAGAAACTTCCTCAGGTCCTTTGCCTTGATGTTGTATTCTGTCCGGATCTCTCGCGATGCATGTGTGATGGCAGAGCTGGATACGCGCTCTACAGATTTCCTGGATGCCGCGATGACCTTCTGAGGATCAAACATCGCGAGGGCCTCTTTCACGCCTTTCAATTCAATGCTGGTCATGCTGGGTCTCCTTACACCGTCATTTCCCGTACGAGTTCAAGGACAGGGTTCGCTGCCCTTGATGCTTTCTTAGCTTGATTCGCGGCCTTCTCTTCATCGGTGATTATCCTGTCCGTGCCCCACTCTCTGACCACCCCTTCAGCGCCTATATACCACCGAGGTTTGGGTGGCGGACCGCTAGGGTTGTCCTCCTCCTGGGTTGCCGACTCCTGAGACGTTTTCTTCTTTTCGGGCTCAGTCCATTCACGCCAGAACTCGACCTTTTCCTTGCCTCTTCCAGATATCAGGAACCGCTTCGGGTCTTTGATACCGATGCCTTCCTGGATCATTTCGCTGTCCGCATAGTGCTTGGCTGCATAAACACAAAGCAGGGTTTCGCAGGGTTTTAGATTGCAGAACAGGTTGAAAGTAGTTTCTTTCTCTAACTTCTTGCCATTGCGGGCGGGGTAGTTTTTCCAGAACGCTTCGAAAAAGGGCGCGTACAAGTCTTTTATTTCTTTGTTGTACTTATTCTTATCTATGGTGTCGGTACATTGTGGCTTTCGTGTGGCTTTCGTTGTGGTCTTCGTTGTGGTCTTCGTTGTGGCTTTCATGTCGTGCTGATCGTCGTCATCGCTTGATGTACCTTGCTCTACATCCGTGTCCGTGTGGCTCTCGTTGTGGTCATCATTGTGGCTCTCGTAATGTGACCGTAAATTTGTAATCACATTTGCAATTTCGTAATTCTTTGGGTTTTGATATTCGTTGTATTTACAGATGGTTATAATTAATCCACGGGTTGTTTTTTCCGTCGTTATCATCGTTTCCTTGGTCAGCCACTTAATGGCTTTTTCGCAATCCCACTTTGAGTAACGCATTTTCCGATATCCGACGTTCCAGGACAAACCCTCCCTAATGTCGTCATAGGTGACCAATAGCTGTCCTCTGGAGAGTTGTTCTCCATTCGTAAACATCGCCTTCCTTTGAAGCCAATCCCATATTTCCCTGATGTGCGGCGGGGCATGGGCAATATCGGCCCCCTGGATACGAGCCTTTAGATAGAAGCCGCCTTTAATCATTCCGAGCCCTCGAGGCCATGGCAACGGCCAGCTGATTTATCGATTATTGGCATCGCTTTCCTCCGCCTCGGACTCTGGCTCCACATATACAAACGTCACTCCCTCAGGGTGGTTTTTCATGAAGATAGCCATGATGTTGCCGACTATTTCCCTCACGACCGGGTGGTCTCTAAATTCTGCTGTACAGCCTATCCGGACGATCCTCACACCCCATCCTTCTTAAAACGCCCGATCAATCTCGACCAGGCTGTTGTAGGTCAAACCGCCTTCCAGCATCCTTACGAACTTGCCGTGAGCGATTGCGTAATCCAACTCGCTCTGTGTGCTTTCGCCGATGTAACCACCCACGTTCAGGATCAGGACTTCGTCGGCAAGGTCTATCTTCCTTTTATGCAATTCGTCGAGCTGCCTTTTCGTCTCGGCGAATTCTTCCGGTGACATGTGGCCAAAAATATCTTCATCGCTGCGCATGTCGCAGCCTATAGAAAGGACTATCTTACCGGCTAAAGTCTCCTCAAGGTTGTGTTCTACGAAGTGGTTCTTGAACCTTGTTGATCCACAAAGACAGATTATTTTGGGCCCTTCGGGTAGATGCCGTCTTGCTCCGCATACCCGGCATCTTTCATACTCGGGTTTGCCCGTGTCTTGGTTAAATTGTGTTTTCCACTGGTGTTCAGTTGGTTCCAGATGGGTGTCCGGTGACTCGGCCAGTGTCGAGCCACACTCTTCACACACCTCGCAGGTCTGAACCCCCATGGAGCTCCAAGCTGTTCTTGATCCGCACTTACACCGGAAAAACCTCATATACTCTCTCCTTACCGCCTTCTGTAGTCGGCCCAATAGGGTCCTCTAAACCACTCATCCCGCCCTCAGAATCAGGAGGGTTGACCGATAAATTGCTGTTTTTCCAGCTTCACGATGATGCTATCGCTGCTGTTGGCCGGTTCAAATACTACGACCCCCTTGCAACTGGTCACTCTCACTCGGCGCTGCCCTTTGCGGCATCGTTCGTATCCTTCAAACAAAGCGTCCAACTCTCTTTGTGGATCTGCTCCCATGGCGTCCTCCTTTTTGTTTTATGGCAATGGCCAAAGTCGATCACGCCTTCACCTCGCTTTCGGGATGCTTCTCTCTCCATGTACGCAAGGCATCTTCAATGGTAGGGTGTCGTTCCGTGACTCCTCCCTGCCTCTCTCGTTGCCATATAACGATCTTCACCCTTCCCGGCCCGCTTGGAAGAATGGCTACCCGGATGCACCTGTCATGCGCCATGAAGACCAACCGGGTCAGGGAATTGTAATCAAAAGTGGAGAGCTCCTGAAAAGTGTTCAAGCACCATCCAAGGCCCCATTCGCGTATTTCCGCCGGGATGTGATGCTTGCCGCCGAAGAAGTCAGCAAAGAACTGTGTTGCCACCTCTTTATCCATTTCCTCATCCATGCTTTAGTACCTCCACCCTTTGCCTTGCCAGCATCTTGTCGACCGCTTTCACTATGGCCTTCAATTCCCCATCCGGATCCGGGTCGATCGACAACTCATCAGGATGGATGTTGTTCCAGTGTTCGGCGTCCAGGAATATCTCCAAAATCTCGGCGCGAAGGTGTGCTGCATCGGCTAGAATTTCGGCGCGGGTTTTCATACTCCGCACCGCCTTCTGTAGTCGGCCCAGTAGGGACTTCTAAACCAATCGAAGAAGCTCAGACCGCTCTCAGAATCAAGATATGCTCTATACCTCTTCTGGCTTCTCGTGAGGGCCTTTGGCGCCGGCCGCATCTGCATTGGGTGTTCGTCGTTGGATAACGCTTCGAGGGACACACACCCGCTTTTCCCCGATATCCACGCCACGTCACCCCCGAAATTGTTGGGCGCCGGCAGAATGGTTGTTATCGTGTGTCCGGTGCTGGTAATGCCCTCTCCGATGATAGCATGATAATTGACAATATCACCGACATTGAATGTCTTAGCCATGCCTCTTCTCCTCGACTACAGGTTTTACCTTGTCCACGGTACCTCATTTTCGGTCATGCCCTCAAACGAAGGCTGCGTTGGGATCTCGAAGAAACCTAGACGCCCGGGAAACGTCCTGAACTCCTGTGGCTCCGGATCTTTGAGCACGTAGCCATAGGGCCCGTAAAACCAGGGAGAATTGTGTCGCTGGACACAGTCAATCAGTTCCACGCTGCCAATTATGCCCCCTCGGCGAAACTCCCCTTTGTCCAGCAAATCACGGACAGGCAGCGAGAAATTGGAGATGTGCTGCCTGGCATCCAGCCACCTGAACCCTTCCCAGTCGAATTTTCTCGACGCATGCACCAAAAACCTTCCTCGGAACTTCGTCGGCCAGGTTCTGTTTTCGACGTCCTTACCGCCATGGATGATGGTCCACGCCCAGGGCTGTTGAATGGAAAGTGCTATCATGCGGATCTCCGCATCGCGATTTCATGGAGCCGAGTTTCGAGTTCCTGATTTACGACCTCATATATCTTGCTGGATCGTCGGCCTTCCTTCTCGAGCCGGTCCAGAATATAACGCAGCCCGTAGGGGTTCATCTCACTGATGTTGCACCACGCACCCGATTTTGTCCTGTAATACCATTTGGTCCTATCGGCATTGAATGCGAACGCCAGCTTGTGCTCACCCTGAGATCGACTATGAAAAGGCTTTTTCTCGTTTTTAGCCCGGGTCCTTTTGCTCACGGCGCACCTCCGGCATTATTTGCAGCATTTGTGGCGTTCAAACGCAACGAACGCTGCAAATTTGGCCTGTTTTTCCGTGTTTTTCTAAATGGAAATGTGGTGGTAAGTGGTTGAATTACTTCAAGATGTATTGGTGGGCCGTCAAGGATTCG